TCCTTACAAATTCTATTAAACTGTGAGGAGTGATCCATTTTTTCAAAATATTGAGGGATATCTGTAGTATTCATAAAATTGTTCCACGTAGTTATGACTCTGTCACTTATTATTGGAATATTAAAGTTATGCAACCCTGTAAGGCTTCGAATTGCTCCCCTAGCTTTGTCTATGGCATCGCCGAACACTGGATACAAGGTTTTTGCACCTGTCGCGCCAATGTCCAACAAACCAGATGTCGCTTTCTTCCACAAAGGCTTACCACTTTGAGCTATCCACTCATTTTCGTTAATGAATCTGGGAGTAGGAACCGCTAATTCAAAATTGGTAAATATCCCTTCCATGGTAACAGTTAGGGCATTCGTACCTAATCCTGGTCTTAAAGGATTCAAAACCATACACACGAAAGTTGCAAACGATGCAGTTCCTCGATCATGGGCTTCGGCCAAATACCAATTAACTAAAGGTATAGTATCTCTACTGTGCGCGTCTGCTTGAGATGGATCATCATGATTTATCAAAGCAGAAACACACATATCGGTGTTGCAATACCAAGGTACCTGCAACACTGCTGAAGTAGCTTCATTAGCGAACATTTTTACATGTGGCCCGGACAAAATAGTATTAATCAGATCCATATTGTTGGTATTGGTATTATCAAGTTTTACACCCGGAGGTAATATTCCTATCAAAAGACATCCTGCGTGAGTTAAGGTTCCATTTAATGATAAATGAATTTCAAGCGATGGTTTCATCAAAGCTCCTACCCTAACAGCATTTCTGAGTGATAAATTTGACAATATAACATCCCCTGGTAGATGAACTACAGGAGTTGATAAAAACGAAAATTTAGTTGCTGTTTCAGCCCATGTTATTTGACCCAAATAAAATGGTCTTTTAATAAATGGGGTCATATCTATTTTGTATTCGTGAGGTATCCCATAAGCAGTTGTCATTTGATTGGCAACGGCATGAACTACCTCGGTAGTCCTAGTAGATATTGAAGCGACACGATTTTCCACATGGGATGAACCCTCCGTTTCAATAACATCTACTGTTGACTCTTGTTGTTCTATAAATTGTTTATCATTATTTTCAAATTGGGCAATGCGTTTCAAATTTAAACGAGCCGGCATTAATAGCTCGTACAACTACC